AAGGCTTGAGTTTCGCCACCTACTTTTGGATATATAATTTCAAATGGATCGTCATAATACTCTTTTTTTGCTATTGATTCTATTGCTTCATCAAGAGGTCTGCCACCATTATACTCTTTAGCTGCTTTCATAAATATTTCAGGGTCGCCATCTGCTAATTTTTGGAGTCTACTGTAGTCGTTAAGGTTAATAACATTTTCATCCAACATCTTTTCAATTATTTTTTTTCTGTAAGTTGTAGTGCCAGCAAATATAGAATCGAGAATATCTTCTTTGTTGTTATCCCAAGGTAAAGAACCATCCAATGGGTCAGCATCAGATATTTCTGAGGTAAACTCCATAGAAGGGCGGTCTGCATCAGCAAACCTATAATCTTTATTTATCCTAACTTGGTTTTCACTGGCATGTTGAATTGCATCATCCATAGTTGCGTTAGGATTATTTTTAATAAACTCATCTAAACCAAGATGTTCAAGTTCTTTTGGTTTTGCATTTTTATTTAGGTATTGAAGTATGCCTTGACCTTTTAGATTGCGTGGAGCTTTTATCATTACTGATATAGATGGTGAAACAAAGTTTTCATTTCTGGCAAAAGTATTAACTTGCTCCTGTAACATCCTTTTGGTTTCATCTAAAGCACCAATACCTTGGGTTGATTGTTTGGCAGTATCTAAAGATTCAATTCCTTTTTTAGCTTTAGATACACCAGCAATTAAAGGTAATGCTTTTAATGCAAAAACTTCTGGTTGAGTAAACATGCTTAACGCATCGCCCATCATGGACATGGGATTATGTGGATCACCGCCCATTTGTTGTTGAAACCACTCAGTAGTGAGTGGTCTTTCTTCAAATGGTGGTAGTTCTTCTGTAGGTGCATCAATTGGTTGTATTGCTGATGTCATAAATGGCATATCAACTACAGGTGGATATTTTGCAAGTGCTTCATATGTAGCACCACTGGCATCTCGATACATATTAAATATATCACTGCCTGATAACAAACCCGGTACACTTCCAACAAGTCTGGTTAGAATATCGTAATCATCTTTTGCTTTTTCTTCAGTGGTCCTAATATCACCGGGCTGATTCATTAAAGAAGTTGACCTGTCAGCTAAACCACCAGCAAAAATATTTTCGTCATCTAAAGCCATAATTAATTATCACTAAAGATGTTTATGTCCTGAGTCATTGTTTCGCCATCTTGATAGAAAGGACTTAAACCTTGTTTATCCCTTTCAATAGCGTGAATAATAGCTTTTTGTTTAATAGATTCTGGAACAATCTTAGGATTACCTTCAGCATTATTATTTCTAAACCAATCTATTTCTTCTTTTGTTAAAGTAGGAACTAAAAATGGTATCAGTCTGCCATCCAAAACATCATCGAAACTTGTAGATAATTCAGTATGAATGTGTCCTGTAGCATTTTGGATAGGACCTAGAAATCCATGAGCAGATTTTTTTGTACCATCAACTCTGAGCATGTCAGGTGGAACATCTGCGATTCCACCATCAGAAAATCTTTTTGTAAATCCAATATAGGCTGATTTGTTTTTAGGATTAATGGAAAAATTTAAAAAACTATTATCCATTGGCTTGCCATAAGTGGCTTGCCCTTTTTGCATAGTAACTGGTATATTTGCATTTTTTAATATTTCATTTAAAACAATATCTTTAAAATCATCTTCAAGTAAACCTTCAGGGAGATTAAGACCAGTTATTTTTTCCAAAATTGGCACACTGCTACTTTTTACTATTTGGCGCAATCGCTCAATCTGCTCATCCCTAGCTTCTAGGTTGATGTTCTTTTCTCCAAAAATGTTTATGTCATCTAAAGGCATAGCAAAAGTGTAGCATGAACTTCAATCAACTTTAAATTTCTTTTGAATCCATTTAATGCCAGCGTAAATAGACAAACCATAGATTGCGAAAAGACTCAAAGAGCCAAAAACAATAAAATAATCAGATGGGTATAGATAAATTAAACCAAATATACCATCAACAGCTGCTTCAACATCACCAATGGGTGCTAAATTAATGTCGTTGTCCATAGGAATCCCAATTTTTTTTCAGAATATCAAGCCATTGTTCCATTGATAGCACTGCAATACTATCATTATCTCTATCCCAATCAGGATTAATGGCGTAAATGGGAATTACAACTCGCGTAGGAACCCTATTAAACTTGAAAATCAGGACAGGAATATCATTTTGTGCAGATTCACACACCTGATTCCACCAATCTTGTTTAAACCAGTTGCCTTGCTTGTAATGTTTACACTCAATTGCGTGGTTTGGTATGGCAATGTCACACATACCTTTGGTTTGATATTGGTCTAAGTTACGTTTACAGGAAAAATCAAAATTATTTTGCACAAAAAATTCGTTTAGGATTCCTACCACCTGTCTTTCGTAACTTGCTCCTTTGGTTCTGCTGTTGATTGGCATGACCAAAGTATAGCTGTCATAGGGTTCCTTTGTAAAATTTTATAAAATTTTTTTTACCATCATTTTTTTTGGATATTCAGTGTGGCAAACTCAGCTATAGCTACAACTGTTGCGCCGGTTTCGCTCAGGGGGGTGTAGGGTTCCTTAATTAATCATTTCCACGAAAAAGCCTAATCCAATAGGGTTCCTTACCAACTGCTACATTATAGTAACCAGTGGTATTTGGTTTTACCTATAGCAGTATTGTGTGAGTCAGTAGTATTTAATTGCCAACTGCTACATTATTGTAGCCAGTAGTATTTGATTTAACCTATTGCTACATTTCTTGCGCCTGTGGTATTTTGTTACCTATTGCTACATTGTAGTAACCAGTTGTATTCATCCAAAGCCTTTGTTTATAAGACTTTCATAGAGCTTTCTAGTGATTACCCAACTGCTACATTTCTTTCACCTGTGGTATTTATAACCTATTGCTGTGTTTTAGTAACCAGTTGTATTTGATTTAACCTACTGCTACATTTCTTTCACCTGTGGTATTTATAACCTATTGCTACATTGTAGTAACCAGTTGTATTTGATTTAACCTACTGCTGTGTTTTGTTCACCTGTGGTATTTTGTTACCTATTGCTGTGTTTTGTTCACCTGTGGTATTTAGTATTCAATAGGCGTTGACTAGCTCTGCTCAGGGCGTTGCACATTTTAATAAAGATTTGCACACATTAATATAAATGCAAGCCATTGATTTTATTGGAGTTATTTGATTTTTGTGCATTTTCTCCCATATATGAGAGCGCGGATAAGGGCGAGGTCAATCGCTTAGTTTTTTATTTATAAATCTTTTGTTGAATAAGTTTCTGTGTCAGCACCTAACAGTTTGCTCAATCGCTCTTTAATATCTTCCTTATTCATGCTCTCAATGTTGGCATTGATGTTGATATTCTGCGATCTATTCACAGATAAACCAGCTAATTGATTTAGTTCTTTGATGGCTGATACTGATGCATTGAACTGTCCAGACTCATACGCATTCTCTGCTATCTTCCACAACATTGTTCCTGTTTTCGCTGGAGTAATGGCATACTTCTCAGCCAGCTCATCTTGTTTTATTTTGATAGCCTTTGTCACATTTGGGAAATCTTTCCCATTTAGCATCTTGTTAGCTGCTACTGCTGGGAACTCGTACTTAGCTCTCCTTGCTGCTTCTGTTTGACTACAGCTTCCTTCAGTGTAATACCAAACGAATGCAGCTTGCATTTCAGTCAAGCCATGCTCTTTATCTTTTTCAAAATTACTGGGAGCTTCCACTAATTTCTTTTTCTCTTTCTTTGGTCTAGCCATTAAACTATTTTCTTCACCTGATAATTAAATTCATCAACGCTGTTGAACTCATAGTTGTTGTTATTCACATCAACACCAACCACTTGGTTATTGTCAATCTTCTTAATCTTCTTTAATCCAATTGTCATGTGTTGCAAACCATTAGGAAATTTCTTATCTCCATTCAAGAATACACTTACATGATACTCTTTTCTGAACAAATTTCTAATGTAGCCTTTCATCTTATTCATCTTTGTCACCATTAATTGGCATTCCATTGGCATCATAAGACCAATTATTCTTATCCCATATTGTACCTTTACGCCAATTATCACTCATCTTTACTTCCTTATAATTACTCTCTGGAAACAGCTTATCAAAAATTTTGACAGCTTGTTCTTCAGTCAATATATCTTCATTGAAATATTCTCTCTCACTATCATTCATATTTTTCCATCTTGAATAGTTTTTACCTCTTGTCTGTTGCTCATTGTATATAAATTTTTCCATTTACTTTTCCTTATCTAATTAAACCAAACAGTGTACAGAGTGCAGTGTACTACTAAAAAACATATACCCTAGTTATAACCAGTATAACTGGTGTTATATGCTGTTATGCTATATATATATTATTATTATTATATATGTATCTACCTAACACTACCTAGAGCATAAAATCCTTATAAATCAAGAGCATAATAACAGGGTAGCATATAGTGTACAGCACCTTATTTGCTATACCCTACACTCTAAAACATATCCTTTTGTGCATTTTTTTGCACAGCTGTCCACAGCATCTAAGATGCCAAGAATTTCATTACTATCACCGCAATATAGCGTGGCATTTCCAATGACTTCTTTAATCATTTATCAACCAACCTTTCGTCAAAGAAAAAATCAG